TGGCGGACCCGATCGAGGCCCCGGCCCCGCGCACCCCGGTGGAGCTGAAGCGCGCGATCGAGGCGCTGCCCGACGATGCGATCCCCGAGCTGAATGAGAGCCGGGCACGGCGGGAGCACTACCAGGCCGAGCTCAGCAAGCTGCAGGTGGCGCAGCAGCGCCGCGAGCTGGTGCCGGCCGAGGAGGTGAAGAAGGACGCCTTTCAGGTGGGCCGCAGCATCCGCGAGGCGCTGAGCAACCTGGCGGACCGGCTGAGCCACCAGCTGGCCGGCGAGACCGACCCGGCGGTGATCCACCAGCTGCTCAGCGATGAGCACCGTGATGCGTTGCTGTCGCTGCAGGAGGCAGGGCTGTGAGCGTCTGGCGCACGGCATTCATGGATGGGCTGCGCCCCGAGCCCCCGCTGACGGTGAGCGACTGGGCGGACAAGCACCGGCGGCTGAGCAGCAAGGCGAGCGCGGAACCGGGGCCATGGCGCACGAACCGGACCCCGTACCTGCGCGAGCCGATGGACTGCCTGAGCACCACCAGCACGGTGCAGCGAGTGGTGATGATGTTCGCGGCGCAGACGGGCAAGACCGAGAGCGGGAGCAACTGGCTGGGCTACGTGATCGCGCACGCGCCGGGGCCGATGCTGCTGGTGCAGCCCACGGTGGAGATGGCGAAGAGGCTGAGCAAGCAGCGGCTTGAGAGCCTGATCACCGAGACCCCGATCCTCGCGGAGAAGATCGCGCCGAGCCGCTCGAGGGACTCGGGCAACACGATGTTTTCGAAGGAGTTCCCCGGCGGGATGATGTTGCTGACCGGCGCCAACTCGGCCACCGGCCTGCGCTCGACACCGTGCCGGTACATCTTCTGCGATGAGGTGGACGCCTTCCCGCTGGACGTGGACGGCGAGGGTGACCCGGTGAGCCTTGCGGAGAAGCGGGCCACCACCTTCGCGCGGCGCAAGATCCTGCTGACCAGCACGCCGACCGTGAAGGATTTCAGTCGGATCGAGTCGGAATACGAGCGCAGCGACCAGCGGCGCTTCTACGTGCCGTGCCCCTGCTGTGGGGCAATGCAGTGGCTGAAGTGGCCGCAGCTGAAGTGGGAGAAGAACGACCCGGCCACCGCGGCCTACGAGTGCGAGGTGTGCCACGAGCGGTTCGCCGAGATCCACAAGCCGGCCATGCTGCGCAAGGGCGAGTGGCGCGCGACGGCGCCGAGCGATGGCAAGACGGCAGGCTTCCAGCTGTCGGGGCTTTACAGCCCGTTGGGCTGGCTGAGCTGGGCGGACATGGTGGACGACTTCCTGCGGGCGAAGTCCGACGCGCCGATGCTGAAGTCGTTCGTGAACACGCGCCTGGCCGAGACGTGGGAGGAGGACTTCGCTAGCAAGGTGAGCGCGGATGCGCTGCTGGAGCGGTGCGAGCCGTATGCGGCCGGCCAGCTGCCGGAGGGTGCGCTGGCAGTGACGATCGGCGTGGACGTGCAGGGCGGCGGCGGCTCAGCGGGTGACCGGCTGGCGGTGAGCGTGTGGGCCTGGGGCCGCGAGGAGGAGGGCTGGCTGGTGGACCACCAGGAGATCTTCGGCGACCCGTGCCGGCCGGAGGTGTGGAAGCAGCTCGACGTGCTGGTGCTGCACGAGTGGGAGCACGCGGGCGGCGGCAAGCTGCGGGCGGACGTGGTGGCGATCGACTCGGGCGGCCACGCGACCGCGGAGGTTTACCAATACGCGCGGGAACGGCAGGCGGTGGGCGTGATCGCGATCAAGGGCCAGAGCCAGCGGGGCAAGGCGCCGATCGGCAAGGCCAGCAAGGTGGACATCAACGCGCAGGGGCGGACGCTGAAGCGCGGCGCGCAGGTGTTCCCGGTGGGCGGCGACACGATCAAGACGACGCTGTTCGGGCGGCTGAAGCACAACGAACGCGGGCCGGGCTATCTGCACTTCCATGCGCAGACGGGCGGAGACTATTTCGAGCAGCTGACGGCCGAGAAGCAGGCGCTGCGGTACGTGAAGGGCTTTCCCGTGAGGGAATGGGTGAAGAAACCAAGCGCACGTAACGAGGCGCTGGATTGTCTGGTCTATGCGTATGCGGCGGTACATCGGCTGTATCAGCGATACGACCGCAGAACGATCTGGGATCAGCTGGAAACAAGGCTGCAGAAGGCAGCTGATGGAGCTGACAAGCCACGGCTAAAATCGGGCAAGGGCAGAGCGCCTTCGTTCGCAACGCAGTGGTGAAGCCGTGAACATCCCCGCGCAGATCAGGGCCGGCGACACGGTGGCGTGGCGGGATGAGGCTGCACGCGACAACCTTGGCAATGCGATCACCTCGAGCAGCTGGACGCTGACCTACTACCTGCGCACCAACACCGCGAGCGAAGGTGCCACGGTGGTGGGGACCAGCGAGGGCGCGGGCTGGCAGTTCACGATCGCCGCGGGCACCAGCGCGGGCTTCGACGCAGGCCAGTGGTATTGGCAGGCGCTGGCGACCAGCGGCGCGGACAAGCTGACGATCGGCTCGGGGCAGCTGCAGGTGCTGGCCGGGCTCAGCTACACGGGCGCGCCTGGAGCATTCGACGGCCGCAGCCAGGCGCAGAAAGACCTCGACGCGGTGCAGGCGGCGATCAGGTCGATCATCTCCGGCGGTGCGGTGGCCGAGTACACGATCGGCAGCCGGCGGCTGAAGAAGATGGAGATGGCCGACCTTCTGGCGCTGGAATCTAAGCTGAAGGCCGAGGTTAAGCGGGAACAAGCGGCCGCAATGGTCGCTAACGGCCTGGGTAACCCCCACAACCTGTTCGTGCGGTTCTGATGGGCATCCGATCTGCGATCTTCGGGTGGCTGCAGCGGGGAACCCCCGAGGCGACCCCAACACGGCCGACACGGCGACGGATGTATGAGGGCGCGAAGTTTTCGCGGCTGACATCCGACTGGGTGACCGGCAACACCAGCGCCGACAGCGAGATCTACGGCAGCGCGCAGAAGCTGCGGGACCGGGCACGGCAGCTGTGCCGGGATAACGACTACGCGCGGCAGGCCCTGCGCGCGATCGAGGGCAACGTGGTGGGGCAGGGCATCCCCTTCCAGGCGCAGGTGCGGATGCTGCGCGGCGGCCGGCTCGACAAGACCGTGAACGACCAGATCGAGCTGGCGTGGAAGCAGTGGACGAAGGCGCGGCACTGCCACACCGGCGGCAAGCTGACGTTCGCGGATGTTGAGCGGCTGGCGATCAGGAGCGTGGCCGAGTCGGGCGAGGTGTTCATCCGCCTGGTCAAGCAGAGCTTCGGCGGCTCGGCGGTGCCGATGGCGCTCGAGGTGCTCGAGGCCGACCAGCTGGACGATGGCCTGAACGGCCGCAGCCAGCAGGGCAATGAGATCAGGATGGGCGTCGAGGTGAACCGCTGGGGCCGGCCGGTGGCCTATCACTTCCTGGCGTACCACCCCGGCGACTACCAGTTCAGCAACCAGCAGATCTCGACGCAGCGCCACCAGCGCATCCCGGCCGAGGAGGTGATCCACCTCTACCGGATGGAGCGTCCCGGCCAGACGCGCGGCGTGACGTGGATGGCCTCGGCGATCCAGCGGCTGCACCACCTGCAGGGTTACGAGCAGGCCGAGATCGTGCGGGCACGCGCCTCAAGCGCGCTGATGGGTTTCATCACCAGCCCCGAGGGCGAGCTGATGGGCGATGAGGTGCTCGAGGGCGAGCGGGTGTCGAATTTCGAGCCCGGCGTGTTCAAGTATCTGGCCCCCGGCGAGAGCGTGACGGTGCCGCAGCTCGACGCGCCGGATGGGCAGTTTGAACCGTTCTTGCGGGCGATGCTGCGGGCGATGGCGGCCGGCATCGGCTGCTCCTACGAGACCGTGAGCCGCGATTTCAGCCAGACGAACTACAGCAGCTCGAGGCTGAGCCTGCTGGAGGACCGCGACCACTGGCGCATCCTGCAGAACTGGATGATCGAGAACCTGCACCAGCGGGTGTTCGATGTCTGGCTCGACATGGCCGTGCTGAGCGGCGCGCTGCCGCTGGCCAACTATGAGCTCGGCGCCGATCGCTACAAGGCGGTGCGGTGGATGCCGCGCGGCTGGGCATGGGTGGACCCCTCAAAGGAGGTGGAGGCCTACGCCATGGCGGTGCGCAATGGCTTCAAGACGCTGGCCGAGGTGGTGGCCGAGCAGGGCGGCGACCTCGAGGAGCTGATGCAGGCGCGCCGGCAGGAGCTGGATGTGGCCGAGGAGCTCGACCTCAGATTCGACACCGACCCGGCGAACGACCCCGAGCCTGCGCAGCCTGGGCCGGCTCCGGCCGCCGATAATGAGCAAGACAACCCGGACGATGGTGATGGATCTATCGCGTGACCTGGAGGGACAGCTTCTGAAGCGCGCCGAGGTTGCTGACTTTCAGGTCAGCGACGATGAGCGGGTGATGGAGTTCCCCTTCTCCTCCGAGTTCCCCGTGGCCCGCTACTTCGGCAACGAAGTGCTGAGCCACGATCGCGAGGCTGCCGATTTGGCGCGCCTCAACGATTCAGCGCCGCTGCTGTTCAACCACGACCCGAACAAGGTGGTGGGCGTCGTGGAGCGCGCGTGGATCGACGGCAAGAAAAAGCGCGGCTACGTCAGCGTGCGCTTCAGCCGGAATAGCTTCGCCCA